ATTCTTGCTTATTAGACATAGTAACTTCTTTTTTATTCTCTTCTTTTACTTCTTTTGCTCTTCCTACTCCTACCGATTCGTCAGCAGCTACAACGGCAATACTAATTTCAGCGGGAGTCCATGAGGTCACGCGGTATGAATCTTTTTTATCTTCTTCTTCTCTTGTTTCATTAACGCTATAGCCAACAGATACACCCCTTAATATTCCATTTTTTACATCATTATAAACTTCTGATGGAAACGGATTGTCGCTGAAACGTACACGGGCATAACCGCGCTTGTCTTTTGTCCATGCCTTTTCAACTACGCCTATGGGTTTGTCCGGATTGTGATTGAAGAGCAAAGGAGCTGCATCATTCAATCTTGAAAAATCAATAGAGCCTTCACGATGATCAAGAATCTCATTACCTAATACGCCCCTATAAACTGGCTTTTCACTTGAGAAAGGAAATTCAATCGTGCGGTCTTCTTTTATATCAAACTCTACGGGTTCTGATCGATGTTGAATTTGATTTTCTAAATCACGTTTCTTTTCCATTAGTTTCTGTTTGATTTTCATCTATAATAGTCTGCTTTGCTGACGTAGTAACACCTGAAGATAGATCAGTATCAAAAACTAAATTTAATTGCTTCGCTTTTTCTACCTCATCGGCTCTTTGTGGGAGAAGCTCTTCGATGTCCCCACCCATTTCACTTATAACTTGGGATTGAGTTTTTAGACCCGCTTTTATAGCCATAATTGCCCCGTTCACCTCTTTAGTTGGGTCTACCCACTCCCAACCTCTAGGGACAAAACGCACACGTCTATATCTATCTGGGTCGCTTTCATAATTAGGCAAATTTAATTCACCCGACAAAACCGCCATTTCAAGGAAGTTTTCATAAACAGGGGTTAAAAAATGTTCTATTAAATAATTTTGAATGTTCCTATATTGCGCCCGATCTTCTAACAAGGAAAGACGACTAGATGAATAATTAGCCTGACTAAAATCTTTAGATACAGATTCAAACCCGATCCCTACAGAAGCCGCAACACCCCTAAGCATTGCTCGCATAAATTCAGGAAATTCACCATTCGGACTATCAAAATCAGGGATAGTTACTTTTTCATTGGCATTTAAATAATGAAAACTTCCGGGAGAAAAGCCAGTCACTCTCTCGTTTTCATAAACTTCATCACCCTGCAATTCTCCATCTGAATTTTCAATGAACCCCATTAAACTTGCGCTTGCTCTAAATCGAATTATTGAAGCCTCAGCCGCGCCCGCCAAATGATGCAAATCCTTAAGACAAGAGGCCATCTCACTAACGCCTCTACTTTGACTAGCGCGATCAGGCCTATATAAATGAATCACCTCGTCAGCAGGAACAATAATATGTCTATTAGCTTTTGATGTGGCAGGGAACGGAGTATCGCCGGGGTGTTTCGTTAAAAAAGCATATGATTTTGCGCGTCCATATTCATCTTGTTCAATCCCCATTCTCCACGTGCAATTATTACTACTTCTTCCGTTGTAATCATCATCTAATAAATCAGGCTCTAAAACCTGTAAGGCAAAAGGCACTTTTGACGATCCAAAAGGCTTGCGAATCATTCTGATTAAACATTCACCATCAGAAATTATGTGACTCATAACGAGTCTTTGAACATCAACAAAAGAAGCACGACCCGCCGTATCACATGAGTCAGCCCTACACCACTTTTTAAACTTTGTCTCTATTGCGTCGTTTAATTTTTGATCTAATTTTCTACCCCTCATTTGCTGAACTTGGGCTTGTAGTTTTATCCCACTACTACCGATAACATTTGAGATTATTGATCTATGTGCATTTTTTCCCCATGGATTATCTCTAATTATCTGCCTTGTCTTTTGACGTAATTGTTTAATACTTCCTTTGATCTCTGTATCAGCCGATGAATTACCAGCAATCCAATTAGAAGTTAAACGAGACGTTTGCGCCCCTGCATACATACGCCGCCCTTTTTTAGCTAGTGGCTTAACTTCTTGCTCAGGGGTTGACTTTAAAACGTCAGAAAGTGGGAGTCCTAAAAATGCCATGACTAGAAACGAACAAAGAGGTTATGTGGATTGCCTAAACCGTTAGCAATCATGTTTGCTTTACGCTCTCTTACAACAATTGCTTTTAATTGACTTTCTCTAGCTCTTAGATCATTTAAATCTA